CTCTATTCATTTCGTTGTCGGAAATTCTGAATAATAAAAAATTATACGTTTTAGCTATATTAATATACGTTTTAATTGCATTTTATATAATCCATTCTAGCTATTGTTTATACGCAATAAAAGAAAAGAAATTAAACTTTAAAGGTTTTATCAAAAGCGTGAGAGAACATTTTAGAGAGCTTTGTGGTTTTCTTTTATGTATATTTTTCAGTATGTCTCTTTTAAGTTTAACCTTTTCTGCAACAGTTTTTCTCAATATGCTATCTTTTAACTCATAGCATTTTAATGTTGCTAATATAAAATTTATTAAACCGCCTCGTGCGGTTTTTTTATGCCTGAAATGTTTGAAACACCACAAACCCAATTCAATTTTCAATCAATCATAATGCCATCACACGGCAAATATTAACCAAGAGCTTTACAGAATGAGCCTGAGAGAATGACAGCTAATGTCTGAACTCTTGGGGCTGTTTATTCTGTGTGACTTAGGCTCATTCTATAAAGAACATAATATGAATATTATTAAATTTGATTTTAATGAAATGGTTACTTTACAAGGTAATCAAGTAATGACCACATCTTTAAAGGTTGCCGAGTATTTCGGTAAAAGCCATAAGAATGTTTTAAGAGCAATAAAAAATTTGGAGTGTTCAGATGATTTTACAAAACTCAATTTTGAGCTTTGCTATGAAATCAATCACTTACAAAATAATAAGCCGCAACCTTTTTATAAAATGACTAAAGATGGCTTTATATTCTTAATTATGGGCTTCACAGGTAAAGCGGCAGCGCAGATAAAAGAGGCGTACATTAATGCGTTCAACTGGATGGCTGAGCAGCTCACTAAATTACAAAATAGCTACATGAAGCAACATAACGATTTGATGCTTGAGTATATGAAAGAAAAAGATGTAGCTAGCATGTCAGGGCGTTTATTACGGCGTTGGGGCAAAGAGAAGAAGCCAAATTTAATAAACAGGATGCAAAAACTACAAGAACAATCACAAATTCAATTATTAGTTTAAGGAAGGATTATGATAAAGCCGGACTGGGAGGCTATCGAATCAGCCTACAGGGCTGGGGTACTGTCTATAAGAGAGATAGCAAGCAAAAATGGGATCACCGACGGAGCTATTAGAAAAAGAGCAAAAAAAGAAAATTGGTCCAGAGACTTATCAGAAAAGATTAAAAATAAATCTGATGAATTGGTACGCACTAAAGAGGTACGCACAAAGGTACGCACGGAAAACGTGTTATCAGAAAGGATATTAATTGAAGCTAATGCCGAAGTAATAGCTAATATTCGCATGGAACATCGGGGCGATATTCGTAAAGCACGTAATATTACTAACGCATTATTTGAAGAGCTTGGTACTGAATGTGCAGATATAGAAGCATTCAAGAAACTTGGTGAGCTATTAGTAAATCCTGACCAGAACGGCAGGGACAAACTCAATGAAGTTTATATGTCCGTCATATCAATGCCAGAAAGAGTTAAATCAATGAAAGCATTAAGTGAAACACTTAAAAACTTAATCACTTTAGAGCGACAAGCTTACAACATAGATGACATACCAAAGGACAACTCGATTAATCAGCTATCTGACTTAATGGATAAATTATCGCAGGAGGTGTAATGTTATCTCCTGAACATTTAAGAAAACTCAGCAATAAACTTTGGCGTTTAAATAATCTCTACCGAATCACAGATAAAACAGGTAAACAAATTCGTTTCACAATGACACCTGAGCAGCTTGAATACTTTGAAGGTATGCACACTCGAAATATCATCCTAAAGGCTCGTCAATTAGGATTTACTACCGAGGTGTGCATTATTCAGCTAGACGCGGTATTATTTGAATCAGCCAAGTGTGCGTTGATTGCTCATACTCTAAATGATGCTAAACGATTATTTAGAGAAAAAGTAAAATATGCGTATGACAGGTTGCCAGAAGAAATAAAGCAAGCGAATCCTGCTAGTAATGATGCCGCAGGTGAGTTGGTATTTAAAAAAGGCGGCTCGCTTTATGTATCAACTTCATTTCGAGGCGGTACACTGCGTTACTTACATGTTTCTGAGTTTGGTAAAATTTGTGCAAAATTCCCCGATAAAGCTAAAGAAATCGTCACTGGTGCTTTTGAAGCTGTTGCTACAGGGTGTTTCATTACAATAGAAAGCACCGCAGAGGGTAAAAGCGGTTATTTTTATGATTACTGTAATACCGCAGAAAAAGCACATATTCAAGGCAAAACATTATCCTCGTTGGATTGGAAATTTTTCTTCTTCTCTTGGTGGAAGAATCCTCTTTATGCGATAGAGCCAGTTGAGCCGATGCCAACTCGGTTAGAAGAGTATTTTAGTGAAATAAAAGCTAAGCATGGCATTATATTGACCGAACAGCAAAAAGCTTGGTATCACGCAAAAGAGAAAACACTTGGTGATGATATGAAGCGTGAGTATCCATCCATCCCAAGTGAGGCATTCGAACAATCAATCGAGGGTGCTTACTATGCAAGGCAATTCAGAGAACTATACAAAGAAAAACGCATTACCACGCTACCCGATAATAGCCATTTAGATGTTTACACTTATTGGGATTTGGGGGGCGGTGATTCAACTGCCATCTGGTTTGTACGTAAAGTGGGTGAAGAATTTCACATCATCGACTACTACGAAAATAGTGGCGAGGGCCTCAGACACTATATGAAGGTCCTTAAAGACAAGGCACAAAAACTTGGCTATGAATATGCTGAGCACTGGGCACCGCACGATATTGATAATCGTGAATTATCGGGTGATGGTAAGAGCCGTAAACAGATTGCAAAAGAAGGCTATGAAATTGACGGCGAGAAATACAGCATCAATTTTAAAGTTGTACCTAAATTAGGTGTTGATGATGGCATCGAATCAGTTCGTGAAATTCTCCCTCTTTGTGCATTTGATTCAAGCAAATGCGAACAAGGTATTGCTAATTTAGAAGCCTATCGAAAAGCATGGGATGATAAAAATGGTTGCTGGCGAGATAAACCGCTTCATGACCACACATCACACGGCGCGGATGCGTTTAGATATTTTGCTGTGGCTAATCGAAATGCACGCAGACAAGCTTTTACAATTCAAATGGGAACAACATTCTAATGAATAATGACATCACTTTTATTCGGCCAGAGTTCAAACAGGCATCAATCAACTGGGAAAAAATGCGGGATGTTTGTGCTGGTGCTGAAATAATAAAATCAAAAGGCAATCAGTATTTACCTTTTTTAGATCCAACTGACAAAAGTGAGCGAAACAAAAAGCGCAACCACGATTATGTGTCCAGGGCTGTTTTTTATAATATTACAGGGCATAGCAAAATTGGCTTAATCGGCATGGCTTTTCGAAAAGATCCTGTTGTTAGCGTGCCTGATAAATTGGACTATCTAAAAATCAACGCAGACGGCGCAGGAACTAGTATTTATCAACAATCACAGTCAACCCTTGAATCAGTGTTAGAGGTTGGTAGGCATGGATTATATGTTGATTATAATTCTGATTCTAATGAAACCGTGATATTGACGTATAAAGCTGAAGACATCATCAACTGGCGCACTGAACGAATTAATGGAAAAGATAAATTAGTCCTTGTTGTTCTTCGTGAGGTTGTAGAAATTCCCGACGGGTATGGTTTTAAAGACATCACGCAATACAGAGAATTAGCACTAGAAGATGGCGCGTTTATTTGTCGAGTGTGGAGGCGAAAAAGTGATAGTTCTAGTGGTCCATATGAGATAAGTTCTGAGTACAAACCAACGCCAGCAGGAAAAGGGAAATGGGAAGAAATACCATTCACTTTCGTGGGCGCTCAAAACAACGACCCAACAATTGATGATTCCCCTTTATCTTCATTAATTGAAATCAATTTAGGACACTATCGTAATAGTGCTGATTATGAGGACAGTTTATTTTTTTGTGGGCAGGTTCAACCAGCAATCATTGGATTAGATACTGAATGGCGAGATTTCTTGGAAAAGAACGGCGTCAAAATTGGATCTCGCACCCCATTATTACTGCCTAAAGGCGGTAATTTTGTTTACGCCCAAGCGCAGCCCAACACGCTTGCAAAGGAAGGAATGGACACTAAGCGAGATTATATGGTTGCGCTTGGAGCTAGATTAATAGAACAAAACTCATCAGCTAAAACCGCAACACAAGCAAACGGAGATCAAACAGCATCAACATCGGTACTTGGTATTTGTTGCTCAAATGTCTCCGAGGCTTACACTATTGCTATTAAATGGTGCGCTCATTATTTAGGTTTATCGGTGGATGATGTTATTTACTCTATTAATCAGGAGTTTATTGCTAAAGTGGCAGATTCAGGCATGATCACATCGATTGTAAGCTCATGGCAATCTGGTGCTATTCGTGACGAAGATATGGTTCGTGCAATGCAAAAAATAGACCTAATTGATCCTAGTGCTGACCCTAATGATGTAATGCAAGAGCTGAAAGACGCTGAACCTCAACTATGAGGTAATTTATGACAATCAATAAAAGGCTTCGTGATGAGGCCATTTTTCATCGTGTGAATCTTGTTGGTTATGAAAACAACCTAATAAAAGAATCATTAAAATTGCTGAATATTGTTGATAAACAATTAACAGCGCAGCTTTATGTAGCATTAGAGGATATGACGGCCAGTGAATTTAAAATATCACGGCTAGAATCAATGCTCAGTAGTGTTAAATCATTAAATTCATTTTCTGATTATTTATTTGGTGAATTGAACTTATTTTGTGAGCATGAAAGTCATTACCAATATTCACTATTTGAATCATTGCTACCAGATAACGTTTTAGCCAAATATCCACTTATGCAAATATCGCCAAATCAGCTATTTACCGCGGTAAAAAACAAGCCGTTTCAGGGACGTTTGTTATCTGAATGGGTAAGCAATATTGAGGATGATAGGCTTAAACGTGTTACCAATGCCGTTAGAACTGGTTATGCAACAGGTGAAACCACCGAACAGATTATCAAAAGAGTTAGAGGGACAAAAAAGAATAATTATAAAGATGGTGTGTTGGAAATCGGCAAGAGAAACGCATCATCATTAATTCATTCTGCTATATCTCATACTGCTGCGCTATCTCGTAATGAGTTCGGTCAAGCCAATAGTGATTTGATAAAAGGAAAACAATGGTTATCTACGCTAGATACTAGCACCACTCCGATGTGCATGATTCGAGATTTAAAGGTTTATTCACTGGATAACAAACCTATAGGCCATGACATCCACTACGGTGACGGACCAGGCAGACTTCATTTTTGTTGCCGTTCTGTTGAAACATTTATTCTAAAAAGCTATCGAGAGCTTGGAATTGATATTGACGAAACGCCAACAGGCACGAGAGCATCAATGGATGGGCAGATTCCTGCTAAAACCTCATATCTCGAATGGTTGAAGAGCCAATCAAAAGAAAGGCAGGAGCAGATATTGGGTGTGGAACGAGCTAGATTATTAAGAAGTGGCGAGATTACACCAGAAAAATTCTTTACTCGTGATGGGCATCTTTTAACAATCCATGAGTTAAACAAAACAATAGATAAATAAATATTCATTAACATCTAAGGTCGCTATATGCGGCCTTTTTTATTTTAAGAGCAAAGCTTAACCCTAAGGAAAAATTATGTTATTTAGAGAAATCAATCGAAAATTCTACTCACAAGCACCAGAAGGTGGGGGTGCGGGCGGTGGTGGAGCAGTGATTACACCAGAAATGCAAGCAATAATTGATAAAACTGTTGAAGAAAACACGCAAGGCTTAAAAAATAAAAATAACGAATTATTAGGTAAGCAAAAGGCATTATCTGAAAAACTAAAGCAGTTTGAAGGGATTGATCCTGACGCCGTCAAAACAATTTTACAGCGATTTTCAGATGATGAAGAAGCAAAACTTATTTCAGCAGGGAAAATCGATGAGGTATTAAACAAACGCACAGAGCGGTTTAGAAGCGAGTTTGATAAAAAACTCAAAGCAGAACAAGAACGAGCCGATAGCGCGCAAAAGAAAGCTGAAAAGTATAGCAGTATTGTGCTTAGCAACAAAATGACTAATGCAGCATTGAAAGCGGGAGCATTACCAGAAGCATTAGAAGATATTAGTTTACGTGCCAAAGGCATGTTTATTTTAAGTGATGACGGCGAGGCTGTCGCAGTAGGACAAGATGGCGAACCTTTACTTGGTAAAGACGGTAAAACTCCGTTATCACCTCAAGAGTGGGTGGAATCATTAAAAGATAATGCTCCACACCTATTTCCAAGAGCCGAAGGCACAGGAAGTGGAGGGCACAAATCAGGTGGCACAAATCTAGTCCGCTCAAAAATGACCAGTGCGGAAAAACACAATTACATCCAGAAGCATGGTCAACCAGCATATTTAAAATTACCAAAAGATTAAGAGGAAGTTAAATAATGGCAACAACAGTAAATACAGATTTAATTATTTATGATGATTTAGCACAAACTGCTTTTTTGGAGCGACGTCAAGATAATCTAGATGTGTTCAATACCGCATCAAACGGGGCGATTTTGATTGATAATGAATTAATTGAAGGCGATTTTCGAAAACGTGCATTTTATAAGGTGAACGGTTCTATTGATCCGCGTGATGTTAATTCCGTCAACGCTATTACAGGCAAAAAAATTGGCGCAGGAGAGGCGGTAGGCGTCAAAGTACCATGGAAATACGGTCCATATGAAACAACCGAAGAAGCTTTCAAGCGTCGCGGTCGTGATGTTTCTGAATTCTCGGAGGTGATCGGAGTTGATGTGGCCGATGCTACGTTAGAGGGTTACATCAAATATGCGATTAATTCATTAATGGCAGCCGTCGGTGCTAATACTGAAATGACAGTAACCGCAGATATCGCGACCGATGGGAAGAAAACATTAACCAAGGGATTGCGCAAATATGGCGATAAATTCAATCGTGTTGCGTTGTTTGTTATGCACTCTACAACCTATTTTGACATTGTAGATCAGGCAATGGATAACAAGCTGTACGAAGAAGCTGGCGTTGTAGTTTATGGCGGTCAACCAGGCACATTAGGTAAACCTGTATTGGTTACCGATTCTGCACCAGTTGATGCGATTTTAGGTTTAGTTGCAAGTGCTGTAAAAATCACTGAATCACAAGCGCCGGGATTCCGCTCTTACGACATCAACGACCAAGAAAACTTGGCTATCGGTTATCGTGCTGAGGGTACAGTTAATGTTGATTTACTCGGGTATAGCTGGGATACATCAAAGGGCGCAAACCCAGATTTAACCAAGCTTGGCGACGGTGCTAACTGGAAAAAACACTTTGATAGCAACAAATCAACCGCTGGTGTTTTAATTAAATTAGCGCCGTCTGGATATAGTCTAGAGACGCCAGAAGCCGGCAATAAAGGCAATAAAGGCAATAAATAAATAAGGGCTTTACGCCCTTTTTTTGGAGCGATGAATGATAACTACAGATCATAATTCCAACTCTTTTAATAGTTATGCCAGCGTTGATGATTTGGAGAATTTTGCTGACGCAAGAGGTATACAATTACCAGAAAAAAAAGAGCCGTTACTCATTAAAGCGATGGATTATCTGAATGGGTTAAATTGGGCAGGACAAAAAGCTAGGCCCGATCAGCCATTACCTTTTCCTCGAAAAGATATGGCAATTGACGGCTATTTTTTACCTAGCGGAATCATTCCCGTTCAAGTTGTTACTGCTCAATGCATGCTAGCTGTTGAGGCTATTTCGGGTGATTTATTACCTAGTGTACGTGAAGCTCCAGTAAAATCGGAATCTTTAGCCGGTGCGCTTGCGGTATCTTATGCAGTTGATGAATCCGGCTTTAAACCGCAGTATACGGCTGTTATGTCAATATTGGGCGATTTGGTTGTTAGCAATGGATTCTCAATAAATTGTATTGCTGAGAGGTCGTAATGGGCAGCTTTTATGAACGTTCATCTAATACGGCATTAAGGCTTCTGTCAAAGTACGGAATTGAATACTCCGTGTTAAGAAAAGGCAAAGTTTCGATTGTTAACGGCAAGGAAGTTATTACTGGGAATCAAACGTTTACAGCAATTGGCGTAAAAACTAACTACAACCCGATTGAAATTGACGGAACAGCCATCCAGTCTGGAGATATTCAAATGATTTTTGCCGCTAATATTGAGCTGAAAATTAATGATATTGTAACTGTTGATGATGAAAAATATCTGATTAAACAGCCTAATCCTGTAAAACCTGCTGACACGCTCATCTGTTACAAGGCGCAACTAAGGAGGGCTTGAATGTCAAATAGCAACAACTTTATATCATCTATAAATGCGTTTGTAGACAAAGCGAAAGCCAAAAATGAGCTTGTAGTTAAAAAGGCTAGCCTCGAAATATTACAGGACATTATCAGAATGTCACCTGTCGGGCAACCAGAATTATGGCAAGGTTATGCTCCTAAGGGGTATACCGGAGGGCGTTTTCGTGGTAACTGGCAGGTAACTTTTGATATTCCTGCTACAAACGAGCTTGATAGAATAGATCCGTCAGGAATGGATACTCTAAAGGATGGAATAGAACAAATTGGTCGCTATACTGGTGGCGTTCAATCAATCTATTTCACTAACAATCTACCTTATAGCGTAAGACTTGAATTTGGTCACTCTAAACAAGCACCTAACGGCATGGTTAGGGTAGCCGCGCTAAATGCTCAGGTTCACTTTGAAAACGCCGCAAGAGGAGGCTAACAATTGATTTCGACAATCTCTGAATTGCTGGAATCGCATTTAAATATCATTGCTAATAGATTAAATTTACCGATAATTTATGAAAACATTGAAGCCGCACCAAACGACGAAATCTACTTGAAATCCACCATATTGCCGGCCATGACCACTAGTTTTGATTTGGATGGCGATTCAAGGATTTACAAGGGGATTTACCAAGTTGGCATTGTTGCTCCAATTAATACAGGTAAATCGCGCTCACAGCAGATATCAGAAGCGATTATTAATCATTTTCAACTCAACACTGAGTTAATCAAAGATAATTTTTCACTTTATATCCATTCCGTTCCAAGTGCTTATCCAGCAATCACGGATAAAACCACTTACACAATACCAATCAGCATGAATTACCGTGCTGATACATTAATTTAATTAAATTTAGGAGTTTTAATTATGGGTTTTGCATTACCTAACGGTGCACGTGTTTACGTGCAAAAAACAAAAGGCGAGGCTTTAGCATTTGAAACTATTACAAACGCCAAAGAAGCTGTTGTCACATTAAAAGCAAATCACGGACTTGCGGTTAGCGACGAGGTTCTAATTAATTCGGGTTGGCCTAAATTAAACAATGTTGTTGCTAAAGTTATTCGTGTTAACAACACCGAAGTAACACTTGGCAACATTAATACTAACGATGTAAACACATTCCCTGATGGTGAAGGGGTTGGCTCTCTGACAAAAATCACGGCGTGGGAGCGATTACCTCAGATTAAAGAGGTATCAACGGAAGGTGGTGAGCAACAATATGTACAAATTCAATTTCTTGAAGACGACAAAGAAAAGCAGTTGCCAACCATAAAGTCAGCAAAAAGCAAAAGCTTCACAGTTGCCCATGATAGCTCATTGCCTGTTTACGCGCTATTGCAAGTGTTGGATCAAACAAATGATATTGTAGCGATGAAAATGTATGTACCAAAAGCAAAAGAAACTCGCTACGACGCGGTACGCGTGTCGTTTGACCCAACGCCTGAAACAGCTATTAACGAAATTGAAACTGTAAAAATCAATACAACAGTCGAATCACCCGCAATCACATTTTACAAAGATAAATAAGGATATAACTAAATGGCAAAATTTAAATTAGTCGCAGAACCAACGTTTAAATGTAATGTTTTAATTCCGCGCGCAGGTCAAGAGGACGGGCAAATCGAACTAACCTTTAACCATTACTCAGCAGATAAACTCACTAAAATTGAAGATGAAGTTAAAGATAAACAAATTATCGATCTTGTAATGAAAATAGTTCAAGGTTGGAGTTTGGATGAAGAATTTAATCAAGAAAATATGCAAATCTTATTAAATAACTATCCTGCTGCTTGGCGTGCGATAACCGATACATACTATAAAGAAATGTTAGGTCAACGCGAAAAAAACTAATTGAACTTGCCATTGCTCTATATACCCCCGAGCCATCAAAAGATGAACTGGCGGCATTCGGTCTAACCGAAGATGATTACGCTGATGAGTATGTAGAAATATGGCAAGATAATTTAGATGCTTTTAAGTTATTCAAGTCAATGTCCACCCAGTGGCGCACAAGCATGGGTGGCGTTACAGGGCTTGATTACAATTGTTTGCCATGGGTTATGAAAGTTAACAATATAGCTGAAAACGAGACTATTTTTAATGATATTCAAATAATGGAAAGTGAAGCCCTGAAATTAATAAATAAAGTTAAATAACTGGCGAAAAATCAGTTGTTTTAAAATAAGTTAATTAATAAACTAATTAATAAATAAAATAGGTTGGATTTAGGAGTAAATATGAAAAGAGATTGGGAATTAGTCAGAAAAATAATGATTGCCATTGAAGAAGCTCCTTCTGACATGCATATATCATCCTTTTCTATTGATGGTTACAATCCTGAATTCGTTGGTTATCACTTAAAATTACTAAGTGATGCCAGATTAATCGACGCTATTGACGCTAGTAGTGATGATATGCGTTACGAATATTATGCACAAGAGCTAACATTAGCGGGGCATGAATTTTTAGATAATATTAGAAGCGACACTAATTGGAATAAAATTAAAAAAATAGTAAAAGATAAAGGATTAGAATTAACATTTGATACTGTTAAATCAGCGGCATCTTATATGGTTATGAATCTTTTTTCATAAGACGATTCAATATTACAGGAATAGAATGAGAACATACCAATGACCATGATAATAGCAGCAAATTTAGGTGAATATGTAGTATTAGCCGCGGACAAAAGGGCGGTGATGCTTGATGCTGATGGACTTAGTTCTTATGTTGTCTCTGATGATACAAAAAAGATTGTTGATTGCAAATGCTTTGGTGTTACAGGTATGGGCTATGTAGAGATACTAGATGATTTTAAATCCATGGTATGTAAAGCAAAAATGAACTCTACTGATATTTTTATATCTTTAGCTAAAAAAGCTTATTTTAAGAATTTCACAACTCACAACTACAAATTATCTAAAACAAAATATTTGGTTGCCTACATTACCGAACTCAATAATTTCCTCTTGCCAAGAGTTGCAATTATTGAGGCGGGCAACCCAAATGACTTAATTATAGTTGATGATATTACAATCCTTTGCAAAGTAACTAAAGGCACAAATGAAACCTTACGAGACTTTTTAAAAGAAAATTTAAAAGTTCCAGATGAGAAAATTGCAAGTGAACAAAAATTAATATTTGAAAACATAG